CCATTGCGCTCAAGACCAATCACCATGTCTGACAGCTGTGCAATTGCGGCAGAGCCGCGAAGCTGTGACAATGATGTAAGCGCACCTTCCTCATGGCCTTCATTGGCTGGTCGTTTCAAGTGACTAACAATGATGAGGGCAATGTTTGTTTCTTGTACCAACATACGCAGCTTCGTCATGATTTCATCAATGGCTTTGCGCTCATCACCATTGTCTTGTGCTGACACAATGATGGACAGGTGATCAAGGAATACATACTTGCATCCCATACCCTTTGCCATGTAGCGTACACGATTGACAATGTTCTCAATTGATGTGCTGCCAAAGTGATCAAACAAGAACAGCCGATCTGTGCCAAGTGTTTCAGCAAAAGCTCGTTCACGCTCTTCATTGGAGACAACAGCATCAGGTAGATGCAATGGTGCGTTAGCTGCCAAGCTCATCATCGACAGCGCTGTCTTGCGAACACTCTCTTCAAGGAACATCAAGCCAATGTTGTCCTTCGTCTTTTGCAACAGATGCCACACCACCTCACGCAGCACCTGACTCTTACCTAAGCCACTGCCAGCAGTGACGGTGACAAGCTCACCGAAGCGGATGCCATAGGTAATCTCGTTCAACCCTGCCCACGGGTAGTTGCAATCGGCTGGTGCCATTGGTGTACACACAACATCCCACAGCGTACTACCAGCTACGATGCCATCAGGTACAAAGGACTCAGCCTTCCACCAGCGATCAACGAATGCTGCTTCTTTGCTTTCAGCAAGCCAATCACACGCATCCTTGTGATCAGCAACAGGCTTGAACACCTTGCACTTGCTACCGAAAAGCTCAGCCACTTCTTTGCTGGCCTTGATACCAGCAGCATCACCATCAAAGCAAACGACAATGGTGTCGAAGCTGTTCAAGTATTCGTAGTTGGCACGACAGTCTTTGACAGCCGATGCTGCACCATTGCGAATGCTAACGACAGGCCATTTGCTACCTGTCATTTGGTATGCAGCCAGTGCATCGAACTCACCCTCAACAATGGTGATGTACTTGCCACCAGTAGGAAAGAGGTTCTGTCCGAACAGCGTACCCTTAGACCATGCACCACTGGCAACAAAGGTCTTGTCCTTCACACCTCTCACCTTAGCAGCTACAAGCTGTAGGTCTTTGTCGTAGTAGGGAAAGTAATACTTATCCTCATCACGAACAACACCGAAGCGTTCCATTGTTGTTTTAGTAATGCGTCTATCGACCACAGACACAGCATTGCCATTGCCATAGTTCTTGAGGAACGACATATCTGGCGCTTTAATTTCTACATCAATCACAGTGTATTCTTTCTCATCATCAGGTGGTGTATATACAGAACAAACAAAACAGTAGGTTGATCTATCATTATTGATAGCACAGCCATCACTGCTGCCACATTTCTCACAGCGGGTATGTGTCTTTATGAAAGCCATGTCTCTATTTTGGTGGAGTTCTTGCAAAGATGTTAAACAATTTAGCACGAAGCATTGCCGCCTCTCTGTCATTGTTCAACCCATAGACTGAACCATAGTTTACATTCTCTTCGCGTTTCTTCTTTACAACATCCGTCATAATTTGACCTGTTGTTTTTCCGCTACTAAGTCTTGCCGTATACAAAGGGTCATTGGCAAACGATGATGATCTACGATTTACATTCCAAAGGAATGGGTTGTCGCTAGCGCATTTACATGTCATGCTACAGCCTTTGCTGCAATGTATAAGCCTACATTACCTATGCTATAGCCAACGAAGGCTATGCCCAATCCTATGTTACCTTTGATAATTAAATCAACAGCAACCACTAAATATACCACGCCGATAACGGCAATCAACCATGCACTCATGTGTTCTTCTCCTTGAGTTTGGCTTCTGCCCACCAAACAGCAGACTGCCATGCCTGTAAAGTTACCCAAGACTCTTTGTTGCCTTGTAGTATTTCCTCATCCGTCAGCCCTACCCATATACTTTGTTGTGGATGTGCCGTCAATTCTTCAATGCGTTTTTCTAGCCTTTTGATTGTCATTTCGTGGTATCGAATGATGAGTTCATCTTCATCACACTCGTCCAAGGCTTCTTCGATGGCGGTGATGGCGTTCAGCATCAGTTCACTGTCGCTACCAAGTACATCGTCTTCGCGCAAAGCGGTTGATATGTTCTCCAGCGCATCAAGCGCCAGCTTGAGTGCTTCGTCTTTGGTCATGTGTTCTTCTCCTTTAGCAATTGCTCAATTGACTCGGCAAACTTCTTAAATCTCGGTGGAAGCCTAACGGTTTTTGGGTCTATGAATTGCAAGACTCTCATGCGCTCTTCATCCGTCAGCCCTACCCACGGCTTCTTGTAGTCTTGGATGTCATCATCTTCTTCTATGCGGTTCATGTGTTCTCCCCATTCCTCACAATTGTGTACGCTTTTAAGCCCCATCGTATTGGCTACCGCTCGGTCAAGGGCAGCACCTGTAAGCTTATTCATATTAGTCCCATAAGTTTTCATAATATTTACCGAACAATTTATATCCATTCGATATCCGCTTCTGATAAGCAGCAGCACCTTTCATGTCGTACTTGTATGTGTCCTTGTCACCTGTAATCATTTGATACACTCCACTGTCATTGTTAATCCAGCGTATATCATGATTGCCAGTATGAAACCGTTCTTCCCAATCATTGAATTGACTTTCAAAAGCAAAGATCATTTCTCCCATCACCCAATCCCATCGTTTGAAATGGTTGTCATCAACACAATATTCATTTTCTTTAGGCGGTGCTGCTGTTGATCTCAACTCAGCTGGCACATCCTTGTCATCAACATGCGGCGCACCATGTTTACTTGCCTTTAGCTGCTTGAGCATAGGCAATACGATGTGGGCAAGTGTGTTGTCCATGCTCCATGTATCCCACTTGTCAATGTGTACACTAATCTTTTGATTGCGAAAGGTGTGTATCCAAGTTAAAAACTTATACAGCATTGTCATGGGTCGATCATCCCTCAACACAATCGTGTCACCTTTCTTTGGTGCAGGACACACACTGCCATGTGCCAACCACTCACCAAATTTGTGTACACAATCGGTGTCATCCTTCATCCAAAAGCAAAGAGCCTGAGCTAGTTGATAAGGACCAAACCAGTTTTTATATTTACCAATTGTTACTTTCATTTTAACTCCTAGTCTAATGTCTACACCACATAACATCAAATGTATTTGGGTCTAGCTGAACATACCATCCTTTGGGAATTGTTTCTGGATACCAATGTAGTTCACCATTGCTGTGCTTATAAACTTTCATGTGTTCTTCTCCTTAAGTATGTCTTGAGCCAAGTAAACAATCTTTGCCCATCCTTGAGGTAGTTTCCCGTCAAAGTCTTTGGCGCACTCAAGTAATTCATTGGTTGTCAGCCCTACCCACTGGCGCTGTGCAAATCCCATAGCTTCCATAATGTTGTGCAACCTTTCTGGCGAAAGTTCTGGCACTGGTTGTGCATCTAGCATATCCCGCGCCTTCAGCATGTCTTTCAATTCTTCTTCAGTCATGATTGTCCCCTTGCTTCAACCCATGATGGAAACAAATTACTCTGCGCTGGATAGTTTTTATGCCACTCAGCAGCAGCCTTCTCATTCAACCACTTCACCCCGTTCTCTAAGTCTGACATGACACATGAGTGCCACTGATCGTAGATTGCATTGCGCTCATCCGCACGGACTAGATCAGCAAAATCCTGCAAAGTATCTGGATAAATACCACGCATTTCATTTGTGATTAGGCGGCACTGCAATGCAAGTGCTTTGTCTATTTTGTTCATGCGTCCACCCACTTCTGTTCAATGCTGCACCAGTACACACGCGAACTGTCAATGATGCAGTACCCGCCCACAACATCGTCAAGCTGCCCACCAAGTCGGTAATAACTGTCCTCTTTGAATGCCATGAGTCTCTCACCAGCAGCAAGCTGCACAGTGACAGTGCGTACCCCGTCCTTGCGAGTAATGTCTTTGGTGATATTCATATCATATCCCTCATATCCTGTGCAACAGATGCACTCTTTAATGTGTTCTTGATGTAAGGTGTAAGGCTGTGTGTTGTTGCATGTCCTGTGACAGACATGACATTGGTCAGCGGTACACCAGCTTCAATCATCTCAGTCACTGCTGTTCGCCTCATGTCCATCATCTTAAGGTGATCTGGTATGCCAGACTCTCGCATGATTGTGCCACCAACCTTAGCCAATTGCAATAGACTGTAGGGTTTAAAGCCACCACTGCCATCACCAATAGGTGACGGGACAATGTACTTTTGCCAGCCAATGTCAGCCTTCTGCTGTGCCAGCATCTCACGCAAGGCAGCGCTAGTTGGTATCTCCACCCTTGCCCTACGCTTGCTCTGCTCCAGCTTCATCACGCCAGTGTCAGCATTGTAGTTGTCCCATGTGAGCAGTCGCATGTCGCCCAAGCGTTGACCCCATGAGTAGGCCATGTACACCAGCAGTCCAATGTTACGCCACTCATATTTGGTGAATGCCTTGTCCATGAATTGCTTGATGTGTTTCTTTTCCCACACCACACGCCTTGGTTTGTCTTGCCGTCTACTCACCTCAGTGAAAGGGTTGTGCTTTGTAAAGCCATTGCGAATAGCAAAGCTAAACAACAAACGATAGACAGCCAGTGTGTGATTGGCAAGGCTGATGCTGTTCTCTGCATGCTTGTCATAGATGCGCTGACACATTGGTGTGGCAATGTCACACAGCCTTGTCCTGTATAGTTCCTGTGCCACTGTGGTGTCATGAAACCATTGCTTCAAGTAGTAGACATAATCAGTCTTGCTCTTCTGCGACAGGGCTTTGTAACCAATGCTATTTATGTAGGACTTGAACAGGTCTTCAACCCTAGACCTCTCAGACAAGTTCTTTAGGTAGCGGTGTTCCTTACGCCACGCATCCATGATTGCGTTATGCTTCTCAGCATATTCCACAGCAGCTTCGTAGTCTGTGCCACATGCCTTACGCTCAACTATACCAGCATCAATCGCATCTACTGGAGGGTTGTAGCGGTAGTGTGTAGTGTCATAGCGGATGAACGATAACAGATAGCGTGGCAATTTCATGGGAGCATCCTGCTTAAGTGCATGCCTAACAATATCAGAAGACTAACGACCATTACAACTAACAAAAGCACAACACCAATCACTGGTTTATCTATGTTGTGCCACTCATTCGCACCCACATAGCCGTGATCATCTAATACTACGGACGGGTATGCCTTACGAGTTGCCCTTTTCTTAGGCAAAGGACACCAGTGTGTCCAGAATTTATCACCATCGTAATTAGCGTAGACGGCTACGCCACCCTGCCCTAGTAGCTGTAGCTTTGCACCTCTTGGTGTGTGCTCATCTACAGGTATCCAGAAATACTCTGTGTCAACGACAGCAGCGCCATCGCTTGTCACTTGTACAGTCATGTCAGTCCCCTTCGTAGAGATAGTACAGATCGTTTGCCATAGCCAGCAACTCATCATGCTTGACCAGCTTGTCGAGCCAACGCTTAGGGATACCAGAGTATCCATAGATACGGCCAGCAATCATACCAGTGACAGCACCCACTGTGTCAGCATCGCCACCCTTGTTGATAGCATGTACAACAGCGTCCTCAAAGTTTGTTGTACGAGCAATGCTATCCCATGCTGAAGCATAGCAGCCCATCACAGAACCATCAGGCTTGTCAGCACCCTTGACACGCAGCTTGTCGTAAAAGGGCAACGCCTTACCGAAGAACAACTCCTCGCCTAGTGCCGACACATATTGCACAGTGTCCTTTGTGCCATGTGTAATCAGTGCTGTAGCAACAGACTCACCGACAGCCAGTGCAACACATCTGTGATTGACCACAACATTAGCTGCCATTCGCATGATAGAACCATTACCGTTGGTGTTGTAGGAGGTGTTGCCACCATAGACACGGGACTTCTCAATGCTCGACAGTGCATCAGATGTTACACGGCCAATGTCAAAGCAATAGTCACGAGTACCATGTGTGCCGTAGCGTTTCCAATCAACGAAGTTATTTGCAATCACCTTTGGTGAAAAGGTTTTGAAGTTGATGTAAGCATCGGCAATGCACACCATCATGGCTGTGTCATCTGTCCACTCACCGATATCAGTGTTGTGAAAGCCACCACCCACCATCTCTGTGAGCGGATGCCCTGTGTTTGGCTGTGTAAATTCTAATGGTGCACCAAGTGCGTCACCGATAGCTGTGCCAATGAACATACCAATTGCTTTGTCTTTATCCATTATGTTCCTCGCGCTTCATTAATACAGATGCATGTCTCTCCATGCTGTCACCGATTGTCTAACGGAAGAACCCCATAGCGGTCAAGGCCATTGCAACAGTTACGCAGCCATCTCTTCAGCAATGTTCCACAACTCGCCATTGATGCGGATGTTTTCTTTCACGCTGTTGATGGGACGAGCCTTACGGATAGAGCCGTATGGTGTTGCTTCAGTCAGGCTCTTGACGAATGCCTTACCACGGATGACGCTTTCCTGAATGCGGTTGAACACAGTGAATGCATCCATGTGGTCATCCTCATTGCGGTTGATGGCAAGCACATCGGTGATGGTCTTGTCGATGGCATAGACACCCTTTGTCTGTGCATCAAACATGTCCCAACGAGTAGCAACACTACGCTTAGCCATCTCATATGCTGTAGCACTGGACAACTGCACACTCTTGAGCAGGTTGATACGCTCCATCATAGCTGGCAGGTTGGCAACAGTGTTACGCAGCATGTCTTCAAAGCCTGACAGTGCAGATGTATTGTGATACATACGATTCTGGAAGCCGTCACCAGCAACGATGCCGTTAGAGCAGATGAATCGGAATGCACCAGCAAACAACTTGACGCTGCTGCTGCCATCATGGCTGTTGTACAGGATGATTTCAGGACGCACATCACCCTGAGCAAAGTCAGTGTCGATGGTACGAGCAAAGGCAATCATGTGGGCTGAATGCTCAGCACTCACCTTACGGCTACGCTTCTGTGCTGCTTGCACTGGAGCATATCCATAGTCCTGCATCACAGGGATGAGGTCGCTAGTGTGCAGTGCAACATAACGATCAGTCAAGCGGTCATGCTTGGTAGTAGCGAACACAGCAGGGGATAGCTGTTGGATGCGCTCTGTTGTCAGGGCTGTGTTGTTGGCATTGCGGGAGAAGATGACATGTTTAGACATTGAAGTTTCCTTGAAAGACACAGCGACATTGCTGCTAGGGGTTGGATTATAAACGATAAGTTAAATGTTTGTCAAGTAATGTCCGACTCAGGTGAAGGGTTTTTATCAAGTGCTGGTATTCGAAGCCTGACCCTTTCAAGCGGATGCACACTCTGCCATGCAGCCAAGTGACACACCTCACCGAACATGTTCAGGCAGTAGCTGTATGAGCCGTCAATGTGATCGTAGTAGAACACATCACCAGTTGGTAGCTGCACATAACTCCGTGGCCTACACTTGTAAAGCTCACGGACAGGATGGATTTCAAAGTCATTGATATCAATATCAGTAATCATATAAGCACCTTTCATTTGTTGTACCTATTAACTAGTTGTCTCAGTATCATCATGTCACCTTCATATAGCGCAAACCCTTTCAAGTATCCGGCATTATACTCATCACTGACATTTTGCCGACAACGAAATTGTCCTCTGCGTCCTTGCATATACCCAAGCATATATTCCAATGACATGCTCACTCTCCCATAACAATTGATGATCTGCTAATCTTCTTTGTTTCAATGTTTTGTTTGAAACAAGCATAGTCTGTGCCATCCTTAGCAACGAATGCTTCAAACTTACCCTTAGCGTAACACCTGCTCTCTATCTGTGCAGCTATAAGCTCTTGCTTCATACGCTCAGTCTCACCACCTACCCAAAAGGCAAAGGATAGCAGGGCAAAACAACCAGCGCTTATTGCCAGCATATTAAACATCTGCTATATCCTCCAGAGTTCTTTTCGCCATCTCAAGTGACTCAATAGCCTCTTCATATTCTTTATCTTTAAACTCATGTATAGCAGCGTTCACTAGCTTATATACCAGTGTAATTGATGGCACTCTAGTATCTATCATGATGCTGCGCTTTCTTCAATTAGTTTCTCTAACATACTCAGTGCCTCTTCAACAGCATTGATACCATCAGCAGGGTCACCCACTTCAAGATCATACACTGCTGCATTTAATATCTCCCATGCTGTTTGGACTGTGCTTATCATGATGTTGCGCTTTCTGTAGAGTAGATTGTCAGGTTTGACAGGTTGGTTTTTAAATCTGGAAACATATGATCCAGTGCATCACTCTGTGCAGCATAACGCTCATAAGAACGGATGCGGCTATTGCCATCAGTATGTTTCTCAACAAACTTAATGCGAGTTGTTTCAGGCAGTGCCTCCATCAATAGCCTGAGATCGCAGTCTTCTTCAAGATATACATTGTCCTTGTACTGGTAGCTGTATGTAGACACCTTATCTGCAATGCCCAAGTTCACCAGCACTTGACGCTTCACCTTACCCCATGCATGCCCTGCATCGGAGTATACAATCACCGTAAATGTTTTCATTTTGTTTCCTCTTCAGTTATATTAACAATCTCTCCTTCACCAAGCACAGCTTTATTCTGATCGAACAAATCCCATGCGGTGCTCATGGCTTCTTCACGGCTGTCTGCTTCCACTTCGATAGTCTGCAAGATGCTGAATGCAATAGTCACTGAGTATTTCATTTTGTTTCCTCTAAGTAAGCAATTTCATAATCTAATATAAAGTCTGTATCCCACACATGCTGCTCTGGAGTATCTAATACTTGCTGCACAGCTTCTGATTTAGTGGATGCTTCTATTTCAATCTCAGCACATTGATAAACTGTACGGGTCATAACTATTTTAAATGTTTTCATTTGCAATGCTCCATCAATGGATAATAAAAAGTATAACGATCTCAATCATGTGCAACAAGTATATAACTGCGTCACTCATTTTGTTTCTTCTATAAGTTGATTGATAACAAAGTCTATACTGTCCCATGTGATGCCATAATTAGCATCGAAACACTCTGCCACTCTTTGAAGTACACGGACACAATCATCATCTGTGAAGCACTCAGCCTCTTCAATGTTATTACATTCTATAACATTGCGAACATCTTCAATGCTCCAATCATCACGCAAAATATATTCATTGTTTTCAAATACTACTTTAGCCATGTTAGTTGCTCCTAATATTAATTTTCGTTTAACCAAATAGCCTGTGCTTCTGCGACAAGCCCTAAACATTCTTCATGCTCTACAGTATTGCCCTCAAGCAATAGTTTATACAGAACAATGAATGCTTCACTGATTTGTTTGTCGGTCATATTACTCGCTCCTAATACGGGTTCTAACATGAGGACTGCCATCTAACATCTCACATGTTACATTAATGGCAGCGAGTATGTCATCCATAATGTATTTACCAGCACCATGATGTGGTTCATCAACAGAATGTATAGCCACTGTATATACAGCACCCTGTAACTCTGCCATTTCCCATGTGTAATAGTTGTCTACATTAAACATGTCGATGTATGTTGTCATGCTTTCACCTCTTTCATATTAAGTAGTTGAAACTGTTTTATATAACCATTCCAAAAGTATACACATGGGTTTAGTTTAAAACTCTCAGCACAGCGCACAGCTTCAGGAAATGTACGCTTGCTGCATATTGGTTGCCCATCTACAATGACGCTCCAATTATTGATATCATTGTCGGCTGATTCAGAATAGCTGTAATAACATTTAGGCGTTTCCATTATGTTCTTTCAGAAAGGTTACAACCTGTGCCATATCCTCAGCAGATACATGCCACGCTGGCACTCTGCCATCTAAGCACAGTCCGTTAGAGTATTCACCTCCACGGCTGTCTTGACTAAGTATAGTGGAGATATAGTAGCGAGAAACAAACTGTCCATATTGAGTATGTGGATATCGCACATCGTAGAATTCTACCATCGGTGCTTTATCATTAGTAAGGCACATATTGAGGCCATATTGATCGCCAGTATTGACGATGCGAACATTCCATTTGCCTAGTTTAAGCATCATATTAGTTACTCCCAAGTGTGGATGGATGGACGCTTGCTGTCATTGACAGACAGGGCTACAACTCTTGCAGACTTTATCGGATGCTCACCATATC